TATCACGTTTTGTTTAGGTTTTCGCCTTGGTCCCTCAGTTTCTCCCTGGGTCAGTTTAAAGCCATCCGCTCTTTCTGGTGAGCCTCCACTATGGCGAGCTGTTCCTTCACACTGCCCGCGTTTTTGATCTGGTCTTCAATGGGGATCCGGGCCGCGCCGTCTTTAGTGCGATCCGCCGCGGGAACTGCGACCACTGCAGCCCCGGCCAGACTAGCCGTGACCAGGTTGTCCACCTGGCTTTTGACATCAGCCTGGTGGGCGGTGTCCTGAGCGTCCAGCTCGTCCTGGTGAGCGTTTTGAGATTTCTCAAGCTCCGCTTTATGCGCGGCCGCCTGGTTGGAGATCTCAGTTAATAGCTGCTCATTCTTCGTGTCACCTTCCTTCAAATTCTCCTGGAGGGAGGTGACCGAATTCCGTAGATCCTTTACGGCCTCGCTGTTTTCCGCAATGGAGTTTTTAATGGCTTTTACAAATTCCGGCTCCTGCATTTTTAATCCTTATTTTGTCGTTTAAAACGGGGGGGGCTGCCCCCCAGATAGTCTTCACCCTACTGCGGGGGTGGCTGGTATTACCTCAGACTTACTTTCAACGATCCCATCCAACAGTCCCAGCTCCAGCGCTTTAGCGCTGGTAAAGATAGCTCCGTCCATGGCTGATTCGGAAACCTGGGGGCGGTGTAACATAACATGGGCCTTGAACTGCCCCGCTGCGGCATCCACCAGATCCTGAAATTGTTTCCTCTGGACCGGGCTCAAGCTGGTGCCAGGCATCCCGGCCCCCTTGTTTGGACCGCTCACAATCATCTCTACTTTGAAACCGGCAGCGGAGAAAGCTCTGGACTGATCCAGGAATCCGATCATGGACCCGATGGATCCCACCGTGGCAGTGGGGGTGGCCAGGATCCGGGACGCCGCCGCCGCGATCTCATAGGCAGCGGAAGCCATCAGTCCGGAGGTGATCGCTGTGATCGGAGTGGTGGCCCGGCTGATAGCGCGGGCGGCCTCAATGCTTCCCTCATGAGTCCCACCCGGAGAATCTATGTCCAGGATGATCTTGGAGATGGCGGGATCAGCATCAAACTCCTGGACCTCCCGGGCGATGTCAAAGTAATCCACCACCCCGGCCCCGCGCTCGGCCGCTCCGATCCCGTTAGCCAATACACCATTGACCGGGATGACGGCCACGTCCCCGATCACCACCGGCTGGGCAACATCCACAGCATCACCACAGACTCCCGTCCCTGGCTCACGGTCCTGGAGTCCCATCCCGCGCTCCAGCACCTTCTGGACAGAATCATGGCCCCCCGGAGTGATATCCCAGGGAGCCCCGAAGACTTTAGTCAGTATTCTACTGTATCGGTTCAGGTTAACCATTTGTGCTTTTATCTTTGTCAGGATCCTCATCCGGAGTTGCCCCTTTGCCGCTGTCGTCTGCAGCGGTCTCCACCAGTCCAGGCTGGGCCAGAGTCACCGGCCTCCGGACGTTTTTCTCTTTATGCCAGTCGGAGGTGGCATCTGCAGACATTACAGGGAATCCCGCCGCGGCTCTGAAGTGGGATTCATCCTCCACCTGGGGAGTCACCGCCCCGGCCCGGACAAGGATCCCATAGGAATCTGCCTGCTCTTTTAGATTCTCTGCGTTATTGGATCCACCTTCTCCAGGGTCCCCCTCCGCGGCCGCAGGAGTTGAGCCCCCGGCTGCAGGTCCCGCCTGCTCAGGCTGTGACAATTCGACAGGGGCTGGATTGGGGGAGCGCTGCTCCAACAGATCCATGGCCCCCTGGAGTGTGATCCCGTGGGCTTTTGAAAGCCGTTTTGCCCGGGTGAGTAAATCACCAATCTCTATCTCCCGCTGCTTCCGGACATCTTTCCAATGTCTGCCCGTTTCAGCTTCAATCTCCCGCAGAGTGACCGCGCCCAGCTTGTATCCTTCAAAGCGGATCCGGGCCTCATTGCCTGCGTCCGCGGTCACTTTCGCGGGGGGCTGATATTCCAGATCCCAGACCCGGCCATCCGGCGGGGCGGGGATCAGCCCCAGCTGGACCGCCACGGAGAGCCCAAAGATATCCTCACGAAGCCGGGCCTTTGCTTCCACGTCCTGGTTTCGCTCAATGGTCCTCCGGACTTTCTGGATCATGATCCGGGCCCACGCCCCACCGGGGGACTTGAGCGCTAAAGCAAAATTCGGATCCCAGCCCAGTCCGTAGAAAGCGCTGGCCACAATCTTATCCTCAAACCTTGCTGCATCCGCGGTTGGACGCTTTGCCTCCATAGTCGTGAGACCGTTGGCAGGGTTGGCGGAGCGGAAATATCGGATCGACCCATCCTCATACTCTTCCTGGACCAGCCCGGGTCCAGGGGCAGTAGTGGAGCCCTGGCCTGAGGCAGACCCCGCTTTCCAGGCGCTGAGCGGATCCTGCAGCTGGCCCAGCTCATTTTTCTCAATGATGGCAATTGCTGCAGACGCCCGCTGGGCCCGCATCTCATATTTCCTCAGCTGGCGAACATCCGCCAGGTCTGTCTCAGAGCTGAATAGCTGGCTTATACCACGGACCTGATCCGGGAAGTCCGGGCGAAAAGTAAGAATCATATTTGCCGCGCTGATGTCCTGATATGCTTCGGGATCGTCAGGGATCGAAGTGGGCCCGGTCCTCCGCCCAGCCATCTGAGCCAGGGGATCCCCGTCTGAGAAAACCCGATAGGCCACAGCCCGGCCGCTCTTGTTAAGTATCACCCCGTTATGGATCTGCAGCCCCAAGTAGGGATCCCCGCCGGTCTTTGTCTTCCGGGCGGTGACAATTCCATTCGGCTCATTATCACGGATCTGATGGGATCGGATATTCTGCAGCATTGGATAGCGCCCATCTTCTGCTCTTACCAGGACGGTCCCATAGTCCCCGTCCACCTTAACACCGATCAGACGCATCCGGTCAGAGTGGAGCCCGGAGAATTCAGGGCCCGCGATGTTGTTGATCTTCCGCCAGGAGTGCAGCCAGTCGATAGCTGTTTCACCCCAGGCCTCCGCTGCTCCGCTATATTGAGCGGTCAGGGGAAAGCTGAGCTCTGCCATCTCATTGATGGCTCCACGGACCAGGGGTAACTTCGTGAACAGCCAGCGGGCATGGCTCACCAGCGCCCTGAAGTCCCAGGGGCTCAGCTCCTGCTTTGTAGATCCGAAGGAATACGAATAGGATTGAGGATATTCCCGCTTCTTATATTCAGGCGTCCTATAGAGTCCCAGGTCTCTGGGGGCGATCCGGTTCCCGCGATGGTCCAGGATCCCTTTGAATTCCGCGCTAGTGTTCATTGCGATAATCTGAGAAGGAGACAGCGGTCCGATTGGCTGGCATTATCATCTCCAGTGTGTAAATGAGGGGGACCAGGATGTGGAGATCGTGAAGAATCTTATTCTTTCTCACCTCCACGGATCCACGGACCGCCATGGAGACAGAGGCATCCCCGCCGCTGGTGCTGGTAATGGTCTGGCCGCTGGCCTCTTCATCTAGAACCTCATCCAGCCGGGCCTCCAGCCAGGTCTGATCTTTTCCCGGAAAGTATCGGTACGCCATTCTATCAAAAGGGGAAAGTGGCTGGAATTGGAAAAACGGGGCCGGGTAAGTCCTTGGTGTCTATTCGGATCTGCCAGATTCGGGTGGCTTCTCTTTTTCGACAGCCCGATCCAGGGTATCGACCCCCGAGAATTCAGACGGGAGGACTTCAAACACCAGAGCGGCCAGGATCTGGATCGTCTCACAATCGAAATAGTGGTTGTCTTTCCGGATCTGGATCCATTGCCACTCGCTCCGGCCGGTCCGCTGGTTGACCCGCGGCCGCTTTGCCTCAGCCGAAAGCTGGGCCAGGTAGTCTTTCCGATCCTCGTCATCCATCTTCTCATGGATCAGCCACTTGAACTGGTCAGATCTCCGGAGCTGGACCAGGATGTCCTTGAGCTTATCGCTGCTGAATTTCATCATGGCCGCCAGACCGCGAACCATTCCGGAGCGCTGCCGCCCACGGACCGGATCCACCGGGATCAATTCAGAGAATGGCCGCTGGAGGGTAAAGCTGAATCCCCCCTTTTGCTTGATCACATGTGCAAAGCCCGGGCGATCTGTTCCGCGGACCGCCAGCCATCCGAACCTCGCACAAGCTTCATAGACTCGCAGCGTATCATAGCCCGAGTCTATCAGGACCCCCTGGGGCGGGATACCCAGCTCCTTCTGCTTCTCCACAATGTCCCCGAATCCGAAAAGTTTGCCGATCCAGATCGCTCTGGCCTCCGTTGCTCCCCAAGCTCTGGCCACGCAATAAAACAGCCCGTCGGCCTGGACATCCACGGTGAGGAAGCGCGTCTCCTCCTCCTTCCAGGTCTCCGCATAGTCACCGGTCTTAACCTCCAGCTTCTGGAAGTGGCGGGCCTGATCCGCGGGCTCCGCCAGCCGCTTCTGAAAGAACTGGTTGAGCGGCTCAAAAAGCCCATTTCGGAACGCGGCCTTGGCCTCCAGAAACTCTTCCACCAGGAGGGTCCACTTCCGTGTGATCACACTGGACCAGTGAAAGCTCCGGCTGTGGACGGCCATCCCGGCCGCTCCATTCTTGGGCTCATACCATCCCCCCTCATTCCACGCGGTTTTTGTCTGGGGACTGCATAGCATCGCCTGCCCGCATTTCTCACACTCAAAGCGGATAGTACCAAGGATCCTCCCGATGGTCTCAGAGAGGGGTCCCTCAAAGCGGTCCCACCGGATCCCCCACCGGCTGCCATCATCCCGCTGGGCTCCGAATCCCGGATACTGGTGATGTCCACAATGGGTGCAGGGAATCATCCACTCCTCCATGGTTCCGCGCTGCCACAGGAGATCCAGATCATCATCCACCACCCCGGCCTGGCTCACGTTAAGAACCTTGCTGAGCTCCTGATCTTCAAAGTCCCCCAGGCGGCCCAGGGCTTCCTTGTGTCTCCCGTGGGGCCAGAGCCAGATTTCATCGTTCACCTGGTAGCGGATCCCTTTGGTTTGTAGGTTAGCCGGGGCATTCCCCTGGATCACCATGCTGCACCCATTTCCAAAAACGATGTCCCTGGTGTTGTCTTTCACGCCCGGGCCTTTGAGGAGCTCCATCACCTCCGGACAATTTCGGAAGACCGGCCAGGTCCTCCGCTCGGCGTAATGCTTTGCAATCTCCTCCTTTTGAAAGTTCATCATGATGGGGCCCGGATCATGCGTGATCACCCAGGGGATCCAGACATCAAAGAGCAGCGACCCACCACCCCGGACGGGTTTGAGTACGGTCACGGATCGGGTGCAGTCATCCTGCAGAGCGCGGAACGGCTCCACCATGTGACGCGAAATAGAAACGTCAAAGCGCCCGGTGATCGCATAATCCCCCTGGAGATCTATGGCCCCCTTTGCCCATTCCCAGATGGGACGGTTGTCCAGCGGTTTGAAATACTCCAGCGCCTGCTGTTGGACCCAGCTGTTCATCCGCCCAGCTCTTTCCTGATCACAGCCACCGCATCATCAACAAACTCCCGCGCCCAGGCCCGAGCTGCGGCCGGAGACTTCCCTGAGCAGTGAGTGGGAGCTTCACGGATCAGGCGGGAAAACTCTCCGCTTACCATTGCGGCCACCTTCATCAGGCTGGCAGAAACATCATCCTTCAGGATCCACTGGGCCTGGTCTTTTTCCCGCTTGAACTTTTTATCGGCAATCTCTTCTTCAAGCTTTTCAATTCGCAGATCGTCGTAGGTCTTGACCAGCACCCCGGACTTTTGCGCTTTGGACTTGGAAACGGGGGCCGGGGCTTTCTTCTTTTGGGATCTGTAGAACTTCAGCCAGCTGGGTAGGTGATAGCCCCTCTGCCTTTTGCCGGGACAGCGGGGGTTTCTTTCCAGCTGGTAGATTCGGGTGGTGGAAATCCCCAGAGCTGCGGCCAGATCAATCTGCTTTCTGATCCAGGTTTTTTGGGATTCCGTTTTTTCCACCGTGGCGATCATGGAGAATGTTCCAAAACCTTAATGATTTTTAACATTTTTACTCACAAAAAAAGCGCGAGCAGTAGACCGGAAACC